CACGTTGCCACAGGGCGCAATGGTTGCGACAAGTGGTGAAGGGCTGCAGGAAGAAGCGCCGCAAGCGCAAGCGGTGCAGGTTGATATTGTTGCTGAAGTCGAACCGAAAGCGAAGGTCGACAAGCCGTGTGTCGAATTGATTCCGGTCGAGAATTTGCGCTTCGACCCTGCTGCGAGTTGGGTTGATCCTGTCAATTCGTCGCCGTACTTTATTCACTTGATGCCGATGTATGTTTTGGACATCAAGGAGAAGATGGAGAGCGGCGATTGGAAGACGTACAGCGAAGAGACGATAACAAAGGCGTGTGACGGCGAGATCGACACGACGCGCATTGCAAGAAACAAGGGGACGGACGATCCGTACCGTTCGGACGCAACGACGATTGACGATTATTGCATCGCGTGGGTGCAGCGGCACATTCACAGGAAAGAAGGCAAGGACTGGGAGTTTTACACGCTGAGTGATTTGTGTTTGCTGACTGAGCCGCGCCCGCTGATTGAAAGCGTGTTTCATGGCAAGCGTCCGTATGTTGTCGGGCCGTGCATGATCGAGACGCACAAGGTGATGCCTGCGTCGGTGCCTCAGTTGGGCAAAGGGCTGCAGGAAGAAATCAATGAGGTAGCGAATCAGCGCATCGATAATGTCAAGTTCGTGCTGAACAAAAAATGGTTTGTGAAGCGCGGTAAAGAAGCGGACGTGATGGGCTTGGTCCGAAATGTACCTGGTGGTGTCGTGATGTTGGACGACCCGGCGAACGACGTCAAGGAAGTGACGTGGCAGGATGTGACGGCATCGTCGTATCAGGAACACCAGTTGCTGAATACCGAATTGGACGAGTTGCTGGGCAATTTCAATCCCGCATCGATTATGCAGGCAGGGGCGGGAAATTCGCCTGCAAGAAACATGGCGATGTTGGCGAATTCGCAGGGAACGTTGGTCGAATACATGCTGCGCACGTTTGTCGAGACGTTCGTGCAGCCGGTGCTGCGGCAACTGGTAATGCTAGAGCAGGAGTATGAGACTGACCAAGTCATCATGAAGATAGCTGGCAAGCGCGCCAAGCTCTTCCAGAAGTATGGGATAGATGAAGTTACAGACGAGTTGCTGAAGAGCGAATTAACGCTCACGGTGAATGTTGGAATGGGTGCGACTGACCCGATGATGAAGCTGCAGAAGTTCATCATGGGCGTTACAGCCTATACGAATATGCTTGCCAAGCCGATTCCGAATATCAACATGCAGGAAGTCGGCAAAGAAATATTCGGACATTTGGGCTATGCTGACGGATCGAGGTTCTTTGACAGTGACAATCCGCAGATGAAACAGATGCAGCAACAGTTGCAACAGGCGATGCAGATGGTGCAAGGTTTGCAAAAGCAGTTGCTTGACAAGGAAAAGGATCGTCAAGTCAAGGTCGTTACCAATGCCGAGACAAACAAGACGAAGATTGCAACGACGCAGATTCACGAAATCAACGAGAACAAGCGGGCGTTGGCCACTCACTTCAGGGCATTGGTTGAGACACAGGCCAAACCGATGGTTGCACCTGTGCAGAAGATGATTGCTGCGCAGCCGGGAGTCGTTAATGGATGATGAGATCGAAGTCAACAAGGCAATGTTATTCGACGTTGCAATACTGGGCGAGCAAGTCGATGCGTTCATGCGCTCTGATGTTGGCAAGTATCTTGTGGACAAAGCGAATCGTGAGTTGAACGCTGCGCTTAAAGGATTGAAAACGGTCAATCCGGCAAAGATGCAGGACGTGCAAAAGTTTCAGAACGAAGTATGGCGGGCTGAAAATTTAATTACTTGGTTGAGCGAGTCTGTAATGGCAGGCTTGAAAGCCAAGGACATTCTTGAAGAGAGGGACGAGTGATGGCAAAGAAGACTGTTGCTACGAGCAAAGACACGGGCGAACAAGTTCAGGCTGATGACGGCGAAGTTGTCGGTTCGCAGAACGATGCGCGTATTGCATTGCTGAATCAGATCAACGACGGTCTCGATGAGACTCGCGCTGAAGAATTGACTGAGATTGACGATGCTGGTCAGGTGACGCAATTCGTTCATTCAAACGAAGAGACAGAAGCGCCTGTGCCGAGTGATGATGATGGCACGACGCAGACAGAATTGGAGCGCATGGCTGAAGAAGTGAGTGAGCCTGCGCCGGTGGTTCAGAAATTCAAGATTCGTGTCAATGGCAAAGAACTTGAGCTTACGCAAGACGAGTTGATCGAACGCGCCCAGAAGGTGGAAGCGGCCGACACCTATCTCGCGGAAGCGGCAAGACTGAAGAAGCAGGCAATACAGGAATCGTCACCGCCGCCACCTTCGAAAGAGGACACGGTAAAGGACGATCTTGAGGAACGCAGGAAGCTTGCCCGAGCTATACAAATGGGTACTGAAGAAGAAGCTATAGAAGCAATCGCAAAGTTGCAATCGCGGGGTCCATCCGTTACGGCGGACGACATGGCGAGAACTGTCGATGAGCGTCTTAACTTCAAGGAAGCGGCAAGCAGGTTTGAGAACGAGTATGGTGACGTCATGAACGATCCCGTCTTGCGCAAAATGGTCTTGGACAAAGACCTTGAAGCGCTGAAGGCGGGCGACAAACGTGACTACTATTCCCGTTACAAGGCAATCGGTGATGAAGTGCGAGTGTGGAAAGACAACCTGGTAAAGGCTGCCACTCCTGCTGCGACTCCGCCGAATCCGACTCAGGCGAAACTTGATCGCAAAGCGACGGTAGCTGCAGTCCCGAAAGTGGCAAGTGCGAAGACTGCTGCGCCAGTTGCTGAAGACGAGACAGAAGAAACGCCGTCTGCTGTGATCGCCAACATGGCTAAGGTCCGTGGTGGCCCACAATGGATGCGCTCATGATTTCAACTTTTTAGGAGACTCGGCTATGGCTGGTCAAGTATGGGCAGTAAACTCTCTGGGCGGGTACATGTACTCGCGTCAGTTGAGCAACGTCTTGCGCATGGCAGTGCAACCGTTGGTCAAGTTCCGCCAATTTGCGGACGTTCGGGACGCATCACAGCAAGGCAAGAAAAAGGGTGACATCTTCACGTGGGACGTCTTCAGTGACGTTGCAACCGCCGGTGGGGTGTTGACGGAAACGAACACGATGCCGGAAACCAGTTTCACGATTGTTCAGGGCACCCTGACGATCACTGAAGCGGGTAACAGTGTTCCTTACTCGGGCAAGCTCGACAACCTGTCGAAGTTCCCGGTCATGGAGCTGGTGCAGAAGGTTCTGAAAAACGACGCCGTCAAGACGTTCGACCGTCTCGCGTGGAACCAGTTCAACCAGACGCTGATTCGCGTGTGTTCGACGGAAACGGCTGGTGCCTCGGCGCTGTATCTGGCGACGAACGGCACCTGCACGGCGACGAACTCGGCCGCTTACGGCAACGTTCACGCCAAGAAGGTCGTCGACCTGATGAAAGAACGCAACATTCCGGCGTACCTCGGTGACGACTACTATGCGCTTGCATGGCCGTCGACGCTGCGCACGTTCAAGAACAACCTGGAGACGATCCACCAGTATTCGGACACGGGCTTCAAGCTGATCATGAACGGCGAAATCGGGCGCTACGAAAACGTGCGCTATGTCGAACAGACAAACATCGTCAAGGGCATCTCGACAGACGGCATCAACTCGACGTCCGCGGGTACCAACGGCGCATGGGTCAACAACCTGTCCGACTGGATCTTCTTCTTCGGCAATGACACAGTCGCAGAAGCAATTGCGGTGCCTGAAGAAATGCGCGGCAAGATTCCGACGGATTACGGACGCAGTAAGGGTGTCGCCTGGTACTATTTGGGCGGCTTTGGGATTGTTCACACGCTTGCCGCAAACTGCCGCATCGTCAAGTGGGACAGCGCGGGCTAATCCAACCTTACTTTATTAGGAGAAACAACTATGGCACAAACTAAGAGCATGGCATATGACAATCCCGCCTATCAAGCGGTATTGACGGTGCCTTTGGCGGGAACCAGCACTCTTGCGGGTTCTGCGCAAACGGCTGTCTGGACTGCGGGCGCTTCGACGATCAGTTACAAATTTGTCGCCTTTACCAACATGCTGCTGAAGTCGATCACGACGACGGCAACGACTGTTGGTACAGGTACTTCGACTGCGTTCGCACTTGGTAACGTCGGCACGGGTAATGCACCTTTCATCGTGCGCATCACGGCCAACGGCACGACTCAACTGCAGACTTGCACTGGCACGTATCAAATGGTGGGTTCGTATAACCTGCCACAAGGTGCTGCTGCGCTGACGACTGCAGGTGCGTCGATCAACTGGGCGCCTAATGCGGCTTACACCACTGCAATCGGCACGAGTGCTGCATCAGTGAACGCTGTGACTGCAGCTAACAACTGGGCGTTGGTCGGCGGCGGGATTCCGTTGCTGGCTGGCGATACGATCAACTTTGTCAAAGGCGTCGATGCGACGGAGGTCATCCTGAACCCTGTTCTGGAACTCCTCGTCGCTCCCAATGCCAACGTGACCCCGTAAGGAGGGACTATCATGGCAAAGACTTTCACGGGTAAGCCCAATGTGGGCACTGTCAAGAAGTACGCCAATATGAAGGGCACGGCGATTGACAAGACGGGTCCGCCTCAGTTTGCCAATGTTGGTGGAAAGCCTGGCGAGTATGAAGGTAATATCGCCGGCGCTGACCTTGGGCCGATTTCCAAACCAATGATCGAAGGTGTTGTTTCGAAGATCGGCGGGATGGAGCATTTGCACAATGACATCGGCGAATCGTCCGGTTTCATTACCGACGGGTATCTCGACAAACAGGGAACGGCGTTTGGTGAAGCAGCCAAACTCAACTTCCTGCCGCCGGGAATGGATATCTCCAATCAGGACAACGCTGAAATTAATGAGATGCCTCTGCGGCTGATTGTTGATGTCTCGTATCCTGGCGACGGTTGGTATCCTGCTCCTAAGGATATTCCTGAGTAATGTCTGACTAAGGCGAGGGCTTCGGCCCTCGTCCTTTCAAGGAGATGATGATGTCATTGCAGGAGAAATTCCAAATCATAACGCCGGTCAAGAACGAAGACGACGGTAATAAGTGGGTCAGTTTTGAGTCTTCGCGTGATTTGAACGGAGATGGCAAGCAACATTGCAACAATGAAACCGCTGCTGAATTTTGTGCAGACAAGTTCAACTTCCTACCACCGGGTATGGACATTGACATGCAGAAGCGGGTGCAGATCGAGCAGATGCCATTGTCTGTAGCAGGTGCAACTGATGTGACCAATGACACGACGCCTGAAGCTTTTAAAGAGGGATTCCGTAGGCGTCAAATGAAAGGTGCTGACGACATTTACAGTGGCGAGCACATCGATCACTTCTATGGCGAAGCAATCGGCGACGACGGTAACGAGGGCTTTGTTGAGCGGAATAACTATCTTGACCGTTTGTAGGCGTGTAGTTGAATCTCTCTGTAATTCTTGTTAGGGGTTGAAATGGACAAGTGGGAGGAAATAAAAGCAAAGGCAGCAAAAGCAAAACCAGTCGTAAAGCCTGCTGTCGTTGCTGAAGAGCCGAAGCCTGTAATCGAAAATCGCTGCGAAGCGTTTTTGTCCGGCTTCTTGAGTGGCGGTCCGATTCTTCGCACTTATGTCTATCGTGAAGTCGAAAATGCAGGCTTGAGTTGGGAGGACGTGAAACAAGCGTTTCACAAGATGAACGGACGCGAGTACGTTCAAAGAGGCGAGTTTTTCTGGCGTATCCTACCGTCATGATCTCGTTCGCCATTCCGACGTGGAATCGATCTGACACGCTTGAAGCTTGCGTCGAGAGCATCGCCTCTCAGAATCCTGCCGAGATCATCATTGCTGATGATGCATCAACTGACGACACGCCTGCAGTGTGCGCACGTCTTGTCGAGAAATATCCGTTCATCAAGTACAAACGCTTTGAAAATCGCTTGAAGTTTGCAGGCAATTTCAAGCGGGCTGTCGAATGCGCAACGTCGGAGTATACGTGGACGTTTGGTGACGACGACAAGTTGTTTCCCGGCGCGGTGCAGTTCATCGATGGCTTGATTCAAACCCGCGAGTGTGACTTCTACCATGTTGCTGAAACGACTCGGGTGCAGAAGCAAGCGGCATTGTGTGACAGCGTTCTTGGACTGTGCAACACCGTCGGCTTTCTCGACTTCACAGGCTTCATTTCGGGCAACATTGCGAAGACGGATCTTTACAAGCAAGCTGTCTGTTCAGTCAATTGGGAACTGTTTAGCACGAGTTCTTACCCTCAGTCGTTAGGCATACTCGAAGCGATGCATGATCGTTCAGCCATGATGGTGGAAATGCCCTGCGTCGAGTCTTCGAAGAGCAACGACAGGACAGCGAAAGTGTGGGAAGAAGAGCAGATTTGCTGGAAGTACCTTTACATCGGCAACGGGTTGAAAAAGCTGCAAGAAGAGAAGAAGCTACCCGAGAAAGTGCATGAAACATTCTTCAGGTATCTTGAAGAGAACATGTTCACGCGCATGATGCGCGACTTTAACGGACGTGCAGTTCTTGCACCTGAAATGCTCAAGCCGAGCGACTGGGAGTGCTTCTTGCACATGGCAAAAATGGTCGACGGAGAGCGCGGCAAGATTCTTCACGACTGGATTTACGAAGTCATGGTGATTTGCGAAACCTACAAGCCTGAATTCATGCAGTCTGCAAGAGCGTATGAAAAGATGAAGAAAGCGACGGAGAGCATCAAGCTCCCAAATTATCCGCTGTATTACTTGCCGTGAGAGAAAAATAATGGTCTGGAAAATCGAACAGCCTTACAAACCCGAGTCCAAAAAAGTGGTTTGGGAGGTTGCCCCCTATTTGCGCGGCAGAGGTCTCGACATCGGCGCAGGTTCGTTCAAAGTGCTGCCACAAGTCATCAGCGTCGACAATGGCACAGACAACGTACTGTTCGGCATCCCGTTCAATCCTGATGTTCGCGTCAATACTGCAGAAGACTTGTCGATTTTTGGCAACTCGGCATTCGACTTCGTCTACAGCAGTCACTTGCTTGAGCATCTTGTCGACCCGTTCAAGGCGCTGAAAGAGTGGTGGCGAGTGCTGAAGCTCGGCGGTGTGCTTGTGCTTTATCTGCCGCACGAAGACTTGTATCCGAAGATTGGTGAGCCGGGTGCGAATGCTGATCACAAGCACAATTTGAACGAAACGATGATCATCGAATGGATGATGCGCGTCGGTGGTTGGGATTTGGAGCGCAACGAGCAGCGCAACGAAGACGACGAATACAGTTTCTTGATGATCTTTCGCAAGCTTGAAGGCAAAAAACGGGCAAACTCGTATCAAAAGCCTAAGCCTGCAAAATCGTGCTGCGTCGTTCGCTATGGCGCATTCGGCGACATGATTCAAACATCGACAGTGATTGCAGGGCTGAAGAAGCAAGGCTATCACGTCACGGTGTTTGCTTCGCCGCCAGGTTCTGATGTCATTGCGCACGACCCGAACATCGACAAGATGGTGCTGTTCGACAAAGATCAAGTGCCGAATAGCGATCTCGGTAACTTCTGGGATTGGCAGAAGAGACACTTCGACAAGTGGGTCAATCTGTCAGAGTCAGTCGAAGGCTCGTTGCTCGCATTGCCAGGCAGGGCGGCACACGGCTGGACGCCGCTTGCGCGTCACACACTGATGAATCGCAATTATGTTGAGATCATGCATCAGATTGCAGACGTACCGCATGAACCGAAAATCAAGTTTTATGCTTTGCCTGAAGAAAAATCGTGGGCGAAAAAGCAGCGCGATTCGATCAAGTACAAGACGTTGGTCATGTGGTCGCTTGCAGGTTCGTCAGTGCACAAGACGTGGGCAGGACTCGACAACATCATGGCAAGCATCTTGGTCAATTATCCTGATGCGGCCATCATGCTTGTCGGCGGTCCTGAGTGTGAGATTCTTGAAGGCGGTTGGGAGAATGAACCGCGAGTTTTCAGAACGTGCGGGAAGTTCGGTATCAGGGCGACGTTTTCGATGCTTGAACAAGTTGACTTGTTGATTGGGCCCGAAACTGGCGTTATGAATGCCGCTTGCTGCATGGATATGCCTAAGGTCGTCTTTCTCTCACACTCAACACATGAGAATCTGACGCGAGACTGGAAGAGTGTCTATCCGCTCTGGTCGAAGAATACGCACTGTCCAGGACGAGGCGATAACGTTGTTCCTGCCTGTCATTGTATGCATTACGGCTTTGATCACTGCAAACGTGATGAGGCTTCTGGCGTTGCACAGTGCATGGCTGATTTGAAGATTGCAGATGTGTGGGAAGTAGTTGACGGCTTGCTACAAGAGATCACTGCTCAACGAAGGAAACAAGCATGACAACTTCAGGCACCTACGTCTTCACAGTCAATCGCGATCAGATCATCCGCGATGCAATGCTCAATATCGGCAAGCTTGACGACACTGAAATCCCGACGGCGCAAGAAGTCAGCGATTGCAACTTCAAGTTGAATTGTTTGGTAAAACAATGGATGGGCAAGACAGACTTTGCGCCCGGCTTGAAAGTGTGGAAGCGCAGGCGGGGTTACCTGTTCTTGAGCAGCGCGACGGGTCAATACTCTATCGGTCAGACGAGTTATGCCACACCTAACGGGACAGGTTGGACGAACTCATTCACACAAACAACTGTTGCTGTAAAGGCAATTATAGGTGCGGGTTCAGTGACAGTCTCAGGTGCAGCAGCGGCAGGATTGGTACTCGGAAGCACCGTCGGCATCATTCTTGGAACTAACGATCTCAACTGGTTCAAGGCAACGAACGTAGTCGGTAACGTCGTCACATTGTCAGGTACGTTGGATGAAGTTGCTAATGTAGGCGCGACAGTCTATGTCTATCAGGCGCAAGGAACGCAACCTCTGACGGTTGAAACGGCAACGCTGCGTGACTCGAATAATAGTGACACGCCGTTGAAGATTATGACGGTGCAAGAATACGACTTCTTGCCGAACAAAGCCGATCCGACGAATATCTCTGATCCGACGGCAATCTATTATGAGTTTCAGTTGGGTAACAGCAACTTGTTCACAGACTGCGGCGCGGCGAATGATACGACTAAGTATTTGTCGCTGACCTATCTTGAAGCGGTGCAGGACATAGTGAATCCTGCTGACAACTTTGATTATCCGCAAGAGTGGTTCTTGGCGTTGTCATTTGGTCTTGCAAAGATCATTGCACCGATGTTCAACGCACCGTGGACAGCAAATCTTGAATCGGCGCATGCAATGGCGTTGAGCATTGCAGGGCACAAAGACCCTGAGCGCAGTTCGATGTACTTCCAAACGGGAGGCGAAGAGTGAAACCTGTTCCCCTCTTCGGTGAAGGGATAAATGCGTATTCTCCTACTGTCTCTCGACAGCGTAGGTTGAATTGCTTCTATGACGTGCGCAAAGATCAGGACAAGAACACGGCGATATTGCGAGGTACGCCAGGCTCAGTATTGGCCTATGTGTTACCGACAGGACCAATACGCGGTTGGCAAGTTGTTGGGAATTTGCTTTATGTTGTCAGTGGCTTGATTCTTTATTCAGTAACTTCTGGTGGAACAGTCACGTCGCTTGGCACAATAGCGGTTAGTTCTTCGCCATTTGTTGATGTAACTGATAACGGAGTGCAGCTAGGCATTGTCGATGGCAATACACTTTATGTCTACACGTTGGTGACAGGCGTTTATAAGCAAACAGCATTGAATGCGGCAGGGTCGTTTGGTGCCGTAGTCGATGCGAACTTTCCTGCAGGTGCGACGAGTCTTGCATTTCTTGACGGGCGTTGTATTGCGAATAAGGTCAATACTCGACAAGCATATGTTTGCGAACAATATGATTTGACGAACTGGACGAATGTCAGTTCTTTGCCGACTTACATGACAAAAGAAAACAGTTCCTATCAGCTTGTTGCAATCGACGTCTTGAACGGCGTCATTGTTCTGTGGGGCGCAGGTAGCATCGAATATTGGCAGGATGTCGGTTCTGCTCCGAATCCGTTTGCTCGCGTCAACGGCGCAACGCAAACGTGGGGATTGGCAGCAGTCAACAGTCGTCAGCCTTTGAATAACACGATGATCTTTTTGGGTCAGAATCCGCAAGGCACATTGCAGGTGATGATGTTGCAAGGCTATACCCCGACTCGTGTATCAACGTCTGACATTGAAGACATCATCACTTCGTTTGCTGTCTGGAAAGATGCCACTTCTCTGACTTACATTGTCGCCGGGCATCCGATGTATCAACTTAATTTCCCGACAGCGAATCGGTCTTTCTTGTATGACTCGCTGACGAACATCTGGCAAGAAGTTCAGACAGGATTAGAATTGCAGGCGCGTCACATTGCAAACATAGGCATCGCGTTTAATTCAAAGAATGTCATCGCTGACTCAACATCGGGTGGGTTATACGTTCTCGATGCAAATGCGCTAACAGACAACGGAACGCCGATTAAGCGCCAAGTTGTGTCACGACATGTCCACTTTGAAGGCAACGAGATCGGGATTGACGAACTGTTTCTTGATATGGAAACAGGCGTGGGTTTGCAAACGGGGCGAGGTTCTGATCCGCAGATCATGCTGCAAGTGTCGAAAGATGGTGGTCGCACGTTTGGCACTGAGCGTTGGGTGAAAATAGGAAAAGTAGGGCACTACGCAACGCCAAGAGTGATTTGGCGTCGATTGGGCATGTCACGCGACTTCGTTTTTCAATTCACGATGACTGATCCCGTCAAGTTCACAGTGTTGCGCGGTTCGATCACACCGCGAGGGCAAGAAGGGAAGACAAGTGGCCAGCAGCAATCTTAGCGGTGCGCCGCTGCAGACTGCAGTCGATGACGACAAAGGGTTGTCGCAAGCGTGGCAACGCTGGTTTAGCCTGCTCGCGCAGTTCTTTGGAAGTTACGAAGCATTTGACACGACAGTACCGACGAGCGGAACTTGGGCACAAGGGAACTTTGTGCGCAATAGTGCGCCGAGTGAAGCGGGCAGTGGAGGTAGCAAGTATGTAATCATCGGGTGGAGTTGTGTTGCCTCTGGAACGCCAGGAACTTGGGTTGCGTGTCGTTGTTTGACGGGGAATTAATGGAAATTCGTGCAGCTTCTGCCAATGAAATATTTGAAAACGCAAACTGTTCAGCGTTGCTGGCAAGGTATGCAGAAGAATCGGCCATGCAGGGCATGCCTCCTCCGAAAGCGGATTATGAGCAATACAAAAAACTTGAAAAGATGGGAGTGCTCAAAGTGGCAGGAGCGTTCTCAGATGGAAAACTGGTTGGATTGATCGCAGTTATTGCGGGCAATTTGCCGCATTATAGTCAATGCGTGTCTTCGACGGAATCGTTTTTTGTTCTCAGAGAATTCAGGCGTCAAGGTACAGGGAAAAAACTTTTGGCCTTGGGAAAAGAATTTGCTGCGCAGAAAGGCGCAGAGGGCTTGTTTGTGAGTGCGCCTATAGGAAGCGCTTTAGAAAAGGTGCTTTCTCACGACCCTGCATTCGAACCAAAGAACAAGGTGTTCTTTACGCCAGTCAAGACTTCGGAATTGACTGTTACGAAAGAAGCGCTTCCTGCAATGAGCGACACCGCGATCTCTAAAGTTAGAGAATACAGCACGAAGATAGGCGAACTTCCGCAGCTTCCTCTGAAGACGTTTCATCTTTTTCATGCGGGGATTTACACAAGGACGATCTGCATTTTTAAGAACACAATCATGACAAGTGTCCTGGTGAAGTGCGGAACCCTTGTGACGATTAACGGAGACGTTACGGTTTCTGTGGGAACACATGAAACTCGCTATACAGGGTCACACATCATTCCTGTAAGTGCGAAGAGGAAACTGGGTTATTACGCGCACGAAGATACTTGGATCACTATGCAGTTTGCAACTGATGCAAAAACGGTTGAGGAAGTTGAGCCTCAGTTCACAGATGAAGTTGAAAAGTTGATGTCGCATCGTTACATGAACGACATTACAGTTACAGGAGAATGATATGTCAGGACCCGATGTGATGGGCTTAGCCTTAGCCTCAGACGCTGCAATGGGGCTTGGTGCCGATGCGGTGATAGGTACAGTGGCAGGCGATGTCGTTGGGGGTGCTGTTGCTGCTGATGCGGCAGGGGGCGCAGCCCTTGGAGCGGGTGCTGATGCAGCTACTGCTGCAGCATACGAACTTGGAGCACCGGCGGTGGACGCTGCTGGTGGCACGATTGCCGATACTGCCGCGCTCGATGCGCAAGCTTATGGTGCAGGAAATGCAGCAGGTACAGGAACCGGCTATGCAGCGTCTGGTCAAGCTGCCGGAGACTTAAACGCAGCAGCCGCAGCCTCCGCTTCTGGTCTTCCTTCGTGGGTATCACCAACGGTACAAGCAGGTTCGAAGCTTGCGACAGGAATGATGCAAGCCAACACTGCTCGTAAAGCATCAGCAACAATGGCAGCGGCAGATGCTAAAGCAGGCAATGAGAATCTTGCTATTTACGACAAGCAGCAAGCTTTGCAAGCGCCTTGGGTTGCGGCAGGTGAGAATGCTTTGTCGCAACTTGAAACAGGCACTGAACCTGGTGGTCAGTTCAATCGCGCATTCAGCCTTGCTGATATGCAGAACTCCGCTGTCAATCCAACGTATCAGTTTGCAAAAGACGAATCTCTTGCCGCGATGAAGAATCAAGCTGCGGCGGGCGGTCAAAATCTTTCGAGCAATACGATTCAAGGCGCAGGTACGCTTGCCGGTAATCTTGCTGCTCAATATGAGAATCAGGCATTCAATCAGTATCAAGCAAGCAATGCTTCTGCTTTGCAACCTATTGAATCACTTGCAGGGTATGGTCAGACGGCAACGAATCAGACTCAGACGGCAGGACAGAACTATAACACTCAACAAATACCGCTCACTGTGGGGGCGGGAAATGCGACGGCAGCAGGTCAAGTCGCTGCAGGCAATGCGACGGTTGCAGGCATTGGTGGTGCAATAAATACCGTTGCATCGAGTCCTGCAATCATGAATTCGCTTGCTTCAATCTTCAATTAAGGAACAGCCATGTCTGTCGAACAACAGCCCATGATTGCATTGAATGTCGATACGAAGCCTCCCGTCGACTTTGTTCAGAACGAAAAGAATCGTTATGCACTTGCTGAAGCAGGGCGTACTGACACATTGCAACAGGCGCAGATGGATGATCGTTCTATTATGCAAGACTATTTAAAGCAGGGCGGTGATCTGGTGACGCCCGACGGACTGAATAAAGCAACTCAGGCATTGCAAGGCAAACTCTCTCCTGAAGGCTTAGAAAAGCTAACTAAACATGTGGAAGGGGCAGAAGACCGCAAAGCAAAAGTTGTGGATCAAATGTCTAGATTGGCAGATGAACCTTTTAACAGGTTAATAAAGACGCAAGACACAATTTCTCAGGTGCTGCGAGCACCGCTAGACGTGTTCAAACAAGAGGCTGCAAAGATTGGTGAACCTGCCGCACTTGAACATTTTAATGCTGCAAAAGAAGCTCAGTTCAAGATGATTTCTGAAATGGGTAAAGACAATCCGAATATCGGACCTTTGCTCGAAAAGTATAAAGCGATGGATCCGAAACAAATGGAGGCGACGTTTCAAGGAACCGAATACAGTCGTGGTCTTGCAAAAGAAGCTCAAGAACTCAGAACGAAGGCGGCGCAAGAGAAGTATTACACAGCAGGTGCCGAGCAAAAAGCAGAAAGTTCTGACCTTGCGAAGATCAAAGCTATAAACCAAGCATATGAAGACGGGTTGATCACGATAGAAATACGGGATAAAGAATTAGCTAAGATCACTGCGGTAAAAGGTGTGGCGGGTGGCGGCGGTTTTCAAGCTGCTGTTCCTAAGGAACTTCAGGGTCTGCATGGTGACGAGTTTTTGGCAAAGCTTGATCCGAGCATTGCAGCGACAATAAAAGCAATATCAGAAGGCCGAGAGACATTCGCTTCGATGGGTGTACGGGGTGCTGATCGGCAAGCTGTCGTGCAATATGTCAACCAGTACAATCCAAACTTCAGCACAATCGATGCTGACAGAAGAAAGAAAACCGAATTATCATTCGCTACCGGTAAGCAAGGTGATCAGGTCAAGTCCTTTAACGTTGGCCTTGCTCACCTTGATACTTTGCAATCTGCAGGTGATGCGCTCAAGAACAATGATTTGATGACATGGAACAAAATCACCAATTCGATACGAAAAGAAATCGGGGAGCCTGAAGTCCAGAGTTTCGATGCGGTAAAACGAATTGTTGGTCAAGAGATTGTCAAGGCCATTGTTGGTGCAGGAGGGGGTGTTGAAGAGCGTAGAGAAGCTGCAGAATCTGTTAACGCAGCAATGAGTCCTAAAGCGTTAGGAGACGTGATCGATAGATACAAAGAATTGATGGTTGGTCAGTTGAACGGATTGCGCTTGCAATACACCGCCAACGCTGCGAAATCGGATGAAGATTTTGATAGATTCCTGTCGCCTCAGGCAAGAAAATTGTCGAAGTCAATGTCAGAAGAAACAAATTCAACTACAAAGTTGACAACGCCCCCGAAAGCAGGTGAAAAACCAGGCGCTTTGCCGAAATCGACCACAGGGGCAAGTCAAGGCTTCCCGAATCAGAAAGAAAAGCCGGAAGATCGGACGCGACTTCTGCAAGATGAACTTGCCGCCGAACAGAAAGCGTTGACTGAATCGACTGACGATTTTCACAAGGGCCAACATCAGCGCAATGTGGAAGCGATAACAGGAGAACTGAAGCGACTTGGTGCACCGACTGTTGCGCAACAACTTGCACCGAATGCTCCTGCGACTGCAACGCCAGAATCGACGCCTGCCCCTGCTGCAGCCCCTGTAGAGAATAAGCTTGCACCAGAAAGCGAAGCACCGCTGGTCAAGACGTCAGAAGACATCAAAGCACTTGTCGCTGCAGGCAAGTTAAGTCTCTCTGCCGGTAAAAACAAGTTCAGAGTGCAGCGAGCCGACGGGTCATTTGAAGAACGCATCTTGAAGAAACTGCCGGGGTAATGCCATGGGTTGGCTTGACGACGTTTCTACAGTGTCAGAAGGCGCTCCTGCAAAGGAGAAAAAGACGCCTGATAACAGTTGGCTTGATTCAGTCTCTGAACCTGCCGACGATTCAAAGTATGACATGAGCGAATACAGTTCGCCAACGAAAGCGTCCGAAGGCAAAGCAGGACGCTTTGCCCGACTGTACGGTGAATCAGCAAAGGATGCAGTCAAGAGCGGTGTTGTCGATGCAGCAGCAAAAGGCATTGGTGAAACAGTTCTGTCAGGCGTAACAGGGGCAGCGTCAAGCGCAGTCGGTGGATTAGCGGGCGCTGCGCGAACAGGTTATCGTCTTGCGCGTGGTGACACATTGCAAGATGCTGCCGAAAAAGGCACCGAGACGATTCGTGACGTCCAAAAAGCAGGAACGTATCAACCGCGTTCTGCGCAAGGACAGCTTATCGGCGAGTTAATGGGTGCAGGTGTTGATGTTGCAAAAGAAGCGACAGGTGTGATAGCCAAAGACGTTGGCAAAGGGGTTGGCGCAGGCGTAGGCTATGCGCTAGGCGGTAAAGAGGGTGCTACCACAGGGGCAGAAAAAGGCGGCGCTATCGGCGAATCTATTGGAGAAGCTGCACCTGAAGTTGCAATGACGCTTGCAGGTGCGCCTTTCAAAGCAAACAAAGCGGCAGTGCCTGTTGCGGGAAAAGACTATTCGCCTTTGCGCACTCTGACTGCAGAACAATCCGAACGCATGCAACGACAACGGGATTTGGGAGTCAGTCCGACTTTAGGTTCGGTCACTCGTTCGCCTGAGCAGGTACGATTTGAAGAACAGACAGCGCTCGGCAAAGAAGGTGGTGAAGCGTTGCGTCAACGAAATCTCGAAAACAACGCAGCGTTGGTTACTGCGTTAGAAGAGACTGACAAGAAACGTGCAGGACAAAAGACTTCTGAAAATGAGCGCGATACGGGCATTTCGGTTGCTGATGCGTTAGAAAAGAAAGCAAAGGCAAGCATGTCGAATGTCGACATGCTGTACAAACAAGCGAGAGATTCGGGCGAAACAAAAGCACGAGTGCGCACGAAAGCGCTTGAAGACTTCTTTGACGAGAATCGATCACAAGGTGTTGCGGTTCCCGCAATCTCTGCGCTTGAAAGCAAGTATCAAGCGTTGAAAAAAGAAAGCGGCGGAAAGCTCACCATTGACGATATGGAAGCGCTGTATCAGTCAGCGAATCAACTGCGTAATTCAAACCCTGCTGCAGCGCATTTCATGGGCGTGGCAAAAAGCCGTATCAACGACATCACGCAAGGCGTCGGCGGTGATCTTTATCGGCAAGCAAGAGCAGCGCGGCTAGAACACGGCATGGAGTTTGAAGATCGTGCTGCAATTGCAGACATCATTGCAAAGAAAACGAGAACAGATTATCGGACAGCAAGTGAAGACATCTTCCACAAGCTTGTTGTAAATGGTTCGCTCGATGAGTTGCGCGATGTCACGACAAGCCTCTTGTCCGTCAGTCCTAAAAAAGAGCCTGGTGCATGGCAAGCTGTTCGCAACATGCAAGGCCAAGCAATCGACTATCTTGTCGAACGCTCGACAAAAGGCATCGGACTTGACGAAAAAGGCAATCCTGTTTTCTCACCTGCCGAGTTTCGCAATGGTGTGAAAGCAATTGGGCGCGAGAAGCTTAATCATTTGTTGGGCGAAGACGCTGTTGATCGACTGTATGACATTCTGCAGACGTCAAGGGAATTGAAAACTTCGTCAGGGCGTGTGTCAGGCAGCGATACGGCAATCAATCTCAAAGACGCAGCGGCAAAAGAAGTAGCGAAAGTTGCAGCGACTCACTTATTTGGAATGGCGGGTAGGGCTGCGAATTTTGCAGGGAGTCTGATTGGCAAATCTGCTGAACAGAAAGCGTTAAAGGGCCGGGTGGAAGAATCACTCAATCCAAGTGCTGCGCCGGCTAAAGAAGTGCAAGAAATCAGCAAGCTTGAACGAAAAAAGAATCGGCAATATGGACTGTGGAGCAACGCACGAAAAGCAACGCCCGCTGCAGCAGTAGGAGAAGTTCAGGCTGAGGAGCAACAAGAATGAAACTGCTCATAATCGATACCGACGGCGTGGCGCTTTCGATTGCCTGGCGAGCAGCAGAAGCAGGGCACCAAGTGCGTTGGTTCCTCGATAACAAACCGTCGATCAGCAAACAGACAGGCAACGGTTTTAAAGGTATCGAGAAGATCGAGAACTGGGTGCCGTCAGTGCAGTGGGCCGACTTGATTATTAGCACGTCGAATGACAAGTATGTCGAGCGTTTAGAGTTCTTCCGCAAGAAAGGTTTTCCGATATTTGGCCCATCAGTTGCTTCTGCCAATCTTGAAATCTCGCGCAAGGCAGGCATGGAGTTGATGGAGAAAGTCGGCATTGAAACTGCGCCTTATCAAACGTTCAAGTCGATGCAAGATGCTTACAAACATGTTGTGAAGACGAAAGAACGCTTTGTGTTCAAGACGCTTGGCGACAACGAAGACAAGTCGTTGACTTATGTCTCGAAAGGCCCGCACGACTTGCTCGAATGGATGGACAGAATCATTGCGCAGAAGAACGAACCAAAAGGCGACGTGATGCTGCAGGCATTCATCAAAGGTATTGAGATGGGTGTTTCGCGCTTCATGGGCAGTAAAGGTTTTGTCGGACAATGGAACGAATCGTTTGAACACAAGAAGCTGATGAGCGGCAATCATGGCCCGAACACAGGTGAAATGGGAACAATTGCCTACTTCACGAAAGAATCGAAACTCGGCGAAGAGACACTTGCGAAACTCGAAAAAGAACTCGTCAAGCTCAATCACACAGGCGACACAGCGCTTGGATTCATGATTGATGAAACCGGCAAGCCGTGGCCTACCGAATGGACTTGCCGATTCGGGTGGCCAATTGAAAACATGATGCTCGGTTCGACAGCAGACGACCCGATTGCGTGGATGAAGGATGCGCTCAACGGTAAAGATACGACTTCATTCAAGGAGGACATAGGCTGCTGCCTAGTGTTAGCTCATGCTGATTTTCCGCACGGTCATGACACGAAACGCGAAGTATCGGACGTTCCAATCTACGGCGTCACGCGAGGAAACAAACGACATCTTCACCCACAAGCCGTTAAGATCGATCCGAGATGGGACATGGACGGCGAAAAACTCACGAAGCGCCCGACGTGGAATACCACTGGTGACTATGCTGTCGTGGTGACAGGCTTCGGCAAAGACGTCAAGCAAGCGTCTGGCAGAGCGTACAAGACGTCAGAACAGTTGAACTTGAGCAATGACATTCTGCGCGACGATATAGGCGAAGGACTCGAAAAGCAACTGCCCGAATTACACAAGATGGGCTACGCATTACACTGCAATTATGAGGAGAAGAAATGAGCGCATATCTGAGTCCCGTCTTTGGTGCGGGTTCGCAGTTGTTCGACAATCAGGGCATCATTCTTGCAGGTGGCCTAGTCAACACTTATTTTGCAGGCAGCACGACGCCGACAGCAACTTGGACTGATTCTACGCAGGCAGTGCAGAACGCCAATCCGATTGTTCTCGACTCTGCAGGACGTTTCGCTAATGAAATCTGGCTAGGCGGAGGTATAAAGTACAAGTTCACGATCACTAGTTCAACGCTCACGCCGATTGGATACACGCTCGACAACATTTCGGGCGTGAATGATGCGACGAACACTGCTTCTGAGTGGATCACAGTCTCTGCAGTGCCGAGCTATATCAGTGGCACGTCGTTCTCAGTCATCGGCAATCTGACCGGTATCTTCCAAGTCAATCGTCGGGTTCAAACGACGAATTCTGGCGGCACAGTCTACGGCTATGTGGTCTCTGCAGTATTTGGTGGCGGCATCACGACAGTGGTTACTGTCAATGACTTGGGCGCAGTCTTTGATGCAGGCATCTCTGCAGTCAATGTCGGACTGCTCAATGCACTGAATCCGTCGGTGCCGAATCAGTATGTGCAGAACACGCAGATTGCCTCGCAGATTTATGAAGCCTTTACAACGGGCGGAACAAGCACAGCCTACACGCTTACGCCGTCGCCAGTGCTTTCGGCGAACGCAGCCAAGGTACGATATAACGTGACGTTCAATGCAGCGCCTGGAGCGAGTCCGACACTTGCCGTGTCAGGCCTTGCTGCACTCAATCTCAAGTATTACGACTCGACTGGTACAAAGCAATTTATTACCAGCACCCAAGTTATTGCGGGTTGGACTTCTGACATTATTAACGACGGCACCGATTGGGTTGTGCAAAGCATTGTTCCGCAATTGTTGCCGCAAGACATTCCTGTTCGTCAGACAGTGTTGAATGGTGTTCAAACGGCAGGCGTGGCTTCAGCATTGACGACAGGTTCTGGACTTAATCCAAATTTAGCGGCTACAGCTACGCCTTTGATGGTCACTTCGGCGGTGGGGTATAACGCAAACGGCGCAGTCGACTTGCTTGAAGTCACGTCGGCTGACATCACAGGCATTGTCGGATTACCGCCTTACGAATTGTCTTACATCTATCGTGACATTGTTGTTGGTCTAGCGAGTGGTTGTGGACATCCGCCGCAGGCAAATCTCAGTCTTAATAACGGATTCACCGACCCTCTCGGAAACACTTGGACGAATACAGGTGTCACGTTTGCCAATGCCACGCCGAAGTTTGCAGGAACTTACTACGGGGTTTTTGGCGCAACAAACAATCTGACTTATGCCGTAACGACTTTGGGCAATGGTGGCTGGACGTTGCGTGGTGCGTTCTATTCGACCAACGTCGCAACGACGCAAAGTCTGTTCTCGGCAATCAACGCTGCGGGTTTCGGTGTAGTGCTGTCGATCAACACAAGCAAATTGGTTGCCGCTGTCAGTTCAAACGGAACGACGACAGATGTTATTAACTCTGTGTCGGGTAGTGTAACGCTATCCAATAGCACTTGGTTTGATCTCGAAGTCACATATGACCCGATTGCAGGAAAATATTACGTCTATCTGAATGGCACAGCAGATGCAACATTGACGACGACGAGCGCATTGAAAGTGTGTCCGATCACAGCGATTTATGTCGGTTATACGGCAAACAGTTTGCAGGGGTTTGCGCAAGGTTTCGAATTCCTTCCTTACTGCAAGCATCCTGCCGGAACGAGTTTCACGCCCCAGACTGCACTGACGAGTGTGACAGCTTTTGCGGGCGCGTGGAATTCGACTCTTGCGCCTCCGCAATACGGTTACACCTACAATCAGGTCGCGCAGTCCTGCCTGTCGCTGAACAACGTCGGCACAGATGATTACGGGAATACTTGGACAGCGACCGCGATCACCTACAGCAATACGACACCCGCGATTGCCGGAACCTTTATGGGCGTGTTCAACGGAACAACCAGCAAGATCACCGCGCCATTCAACGGCGTCGGCCAGAATGGCTGGACAATACGGTGCAAATTCAAGCCTGCGGTGGTAGCTGGAACGACATATTTTGTCAATGCCGCTACAAGCGCCGGGACGGCATTCGGTGTTGTCCTGTCTATTTCTGCAACAAAACTCGGATGGGCGCTTTCGTCTAATGGTTCGTCGGCAGATATTGTAAGCACGAGCGGCGCATCAGTGCTTGTAAACGGAACGTCTTACGACGCAGAGGCTTGCTATGATCCAGTGTCAGGGAAGTATTTTCTTTATCTTAACGGAGTGCAGGAGCTTACCGTCACCAGCGCGGCCAAGATTTGCCCAACGACAATTTTGGAACTCGGAAACATCGTTACGGCAGCAGGCGCGTACACTGGGAACATTCAAGACTTCGAGTTCCTTCCCTACTGTCTTCACCCGAACGGCACGACCTTCACGCCTTCGACTACGCTTGCCGACATTACCGCAGGCAACAGGGCAAGCGATTGGTTCTCGCTCGGTGATGCAAAGATGTACGCAGTCAGCGCCAAGAGTACGGTTGCAGGAACGAATCCGACGTTCGTGCAGAAGACGAGAACTTATATTGGCACAGGTACAACGTCACTTGCTTCTGTGGCTTCTGTCACGACAAACGCTTATCAAACTGGGCCTTTGACTCAGGGCATAGGCTACGGGCAAGTCGCCGTCAATAACGGTTCCGGCATTACGAGGATTTTGGGCACTACTTATTACAATACTACGGGTAAGCCGATATTCGTTCATGTCAGTGTGATTACACTTTCGGGCGCTGTTTCTCTAACTGTAGGGGGCGTTGCTGTCTCAGGTACGACTGGACTTAGTGGCAGCACATCCTCCGATATCTTCTGGCCTGTTCCTCCTGGAATGTCCTACGTTGCGATTAACGGAACTCTTAACAGTTGGACCGAACTTCGATAAGGAAAAATCATGGCACTTCATAAAGCACCTGACGGTTCTCTGCATGACGACATGGACGGTACTGCGCTGTCGCTTCCAATCTGGCCGAAAGACGCTGTTCCGATCACGGATGAGGAAGCACAGTCGATACGTGATGAGCAGACTCAGCAAGCATTATCTTCAAAGACAATGCAGGTGCAAGTCGATCCTGCACAGACGTTAGTCGATCAGATTTCTGCCTCGCCGACGGCGTTGGCAGAACTCAAGAAAGCGCTTGGGTTATGATTTACGCACTCGTCCTGCTTTTGTACTTTCTGATTCTTCCATTGGTTGCGCGAGTCGTTTCCCTGTTCGTGCCTCTGACGTTCTCTTATGAAGATCGACACACCAACGAGTCATGGTTGCAGTGGAAACTTGGCAATCTGCTCACCGTGCCAAAGATATGGATTCGCTCATTCGCCTTCGTCTGGGGCTTCAAAGAGAACGGCGAGTGGGTCTTTCTTCCTCGCCTCGTTGGGATAGATAGTCTCTATTACAACGGCATTCTCTTCCTCAGACTCTCTCTGCCATTCGATATTCGTATCGGGATCAGGTGGTCAGGCAGGACAGACAAGGCTGCCCTGTGGCAAGGTGGTTTTGGGTTCAAGGCATCCAATGGAAGATTCGCACCGACGTTCAGGGTCCAGTCGGACGATAGCGCAGCAAAGGGAACAAACAGCCCGAATTATTTTAATGGGCGAGGCTGGAATTTCGGAAGTCACTGAGGAGATCGACATGGTTATGAGAGCATTTATCACCAAGGATGGTCGGCGGTATCTGACCACCAACGGTCCCAACGTCGCCGGGGAAGACACAGAAGTACCTCTGCGGAAAGAAGACTATCACGCTCTTGTCGATGATCACTTCCCAGAAATGGACTTGAAGATGGAAAAGGAAGACACAAACAAACCGTCGTGGCTGAACAGCATTGGCTTCAGGACTTCAGAGGTTGTTTCCATCGTCAGTACTGCGCTCATGGTCTCTGCTTTGTATTTCGCGCTGCGTGGTGACATCAATGTGCAGAACGTGGTCTTGTCCTATCAGGGAGAGCAGATCAAGGAACTGAAGGTCGCGCAGGCGAACGGAATCCTGATCCTGCACAACGAGATGGAGCAGTTGAAGAACAAGGTCGATACCCAGATCACGGCGATGCGAAAATAAAGGAGATTTAAATGTCACCTAATGATCCACTGTTGATTGAGGAACTGCGCAGAGATGAGGGAGTGCGGTATACGCCCTACATGGATACGGAAGGAATTCCGACTGTGGCAGTTGGACATAACCTGAATGCGAAGCCACTACCGAGTGGGCTGGAGTATCCGCTGAATGATTCACAGGTGTATAGTATTCTAGTCGATGACGTTACGCATGTGTTCTCTGCGTTGGATCGGTATCTCGGCTGGTGGCGAACACTCACTTACCCCAGACAGCGCGTTCTTGCAAGCATGTGCTTTAATATGGGTATCAACGGTTTGCTCGGCTTTCATCACATGCTCGAAAGCATCACGTCAGGAGATTATGAAGGTGCGGCCGAAGCGATGCTGGCAAGCAAGTGGGCTGCACAGGTAGGAGATCGTTCGGTCAGGCTTGCCGATATGATGGAGGCAGGATGACAGAGCGTCGTCGGCATAGATTTTCAGATTGGATGCAGCGCAACCACATTAAGTCAACTGCTGTTCTGATCTCTGCAATCTATTTCTTGTGGTATGTGACTCAATGGAGTTTCGGGTTTGCAGCAAGCAAGTTGTACGACGGTACGGGAACTGCGGCGATAATTGCAGCGGTTCAAGTTCCTGCCTCGTTTTATGCAAAGTGGGCTTTTGATACCTATAAGGACATTGTGAAATGAGTCTGATACCGTGGTGGATGAAACTGATTGCCGTCGCTGCTCTTGCTGCTGCTGTGGCTTGGGCAATTCACTTGTACGATAAAAGTATCAGTGATGCTCAAAGGGCAAAGGATGTTGCCGAGTACAACGTGAAACTGGTTGCCGCAGAAGAACAGGCGAGAGCGAAAGAAAGTGATTGGAAGGCCCAACTCAAAGGAGCGCAAGATGAAGCAGACAAACTACGGAAAGACAAAGACGCTATGGCTGCTGCCAATAACGCTACTGTTGGCAAGCTGCGCGACCAACTCACCAATATCAGCAACGGCTTGTCCAGTATTACCCTTACCGCCTGTCGCGCTAGAGTCTCCACCCTCACAATCATATTTGGACAGTGTACAGACCAACTTGCAGACATGGCAGACCATGCTCAAGGACACTATGTTGATTCAATAACGTGTCGTAAAGCTTGGCCTAACCAAGAAAGTCGCCCTTGACGGCGGCATGACTCGCCGCAATCTTGTCCTCGATCAGTTCGTCGGCTGCGAGTTGGCGGATGTCGGTGGCGGGGTCGGGGAGGGCGATGACTTCTGCAATTACCGCTCTGTCACCGTCTGACCCTCTAAAGCATGGTGTTCCTTCTGGATCGCAAAGAATAGCAAACATCGCCTTCCGCATCGCCTGATTCTGCGCTGCGAGTTCAACATTTCTCGCAACTTCTTTGTCAAACATTCTTCGTCCTGCGGCGTTCTCGGCTTGTAGTTGCTCGATGGTGTCGGTCATTGTTTTTTTCTCCGGTTTCAGTGCGAGGGCTTCTCTGGACAAACGGCCCATCTCCATGCGACTGCTCATTGAATTAATTTCACAAAGGCTAATAGCGTGCAGAGCCTCATCCTTCTTCTGGATGATCGCCAGCAACTCGGCTTCTCTGGCGGGCTGGATGGTGGGGGAGAGGTAGAGGGGGGACCAGTTGTCTGGATTCGCTGGCATGACGTTGATTGTTGTCAGGCTGTGCGTTGTTCCATCATATTCAATGTCGTCATTCAGCACCCAACAGACCGCCTCCCCGTTCTCCTTCCCCCGCTCGGCATCTACTCGTTCGAGGAAGCGGGAGCAGAGTTCTATGGCGTCATCGGCATCGCCGAACGTAAGCGTGCCTTTAACCTCTCTTGCAACTTCCAGCGTCAGCTTGTCTTGTTCATCTTTGGTCATGGCTTTGGCTCCTGTGTTCTCATCGGCTTGCATCGCTCCCAATTTCTTTTGTGGCGTTGCGCTTTGATTGCCTTGGCGTAAGCATTCCAATACTTCACAGCTTCAATGATTCGGCCGCGATAGAAACTGTCTGGTGGCATGTAAAGCAAACAACCTTCGCCTTGAACACAGTCCTGTGGATCAAAGCGTTCTCCGTTTGTGCACATGACAACTTTCTGTATCGGGCCATCCTTGAAGTCTTTGCTGTACTGCCAGAGTTCAGCAGCAACACCGCAGACCGGGCAAGGCTCAAGGTAAGGATGGTCTTCTGTCACTTGCTTATAGAGTTCTTGACTGAGGGTCATTTCTTCTCTCCTTCCTTGGCAAGTTCTGCTTTCACGTACACCGGACGTGAGAATCTGGTTTGTGGATGGTCAAAGATGATTCCGTGAAAGCCTTCAACGTACCCTAAAACTTCATACCTCGCCGCATCCTTCTCTGCTGCTTCTAGGCGAGCGCGAAGAGCTTCGGTCTCAGCCTCAAGATCGTTGTAGTCTTGCTGAGTGAGATGTACCCATTCCATTACTTTATTCCTTCCTTCTCGCACATCTCCACTAGCGCCTTCTGGGTGGCGAGTTGGGCGCGGAGAGTGGTGATTTCGTCAAGAGCAATGTCGATAATTGCTCTACCGTTCAATCGTTGCAAATCAGACAGTTCGCCAAACACTTTCTGTCTGGATACTCGTATGGCCTCATACTCAGTGGCAGTCATGGCCGATTCTCCTTTAGCCAGTCGTCAATGTGAGCGTGATTAGTTCCGGCGAGTATTCGATCAACGAGATCGTTGTACTGTTTAACCTGCTCACCCATGACTTCGATCACAGAGGTTTCGTGTTTGTGCAAGATCGCCTTGATGAGTTTCAGTGGCAGTTCGATCATGTCAGTGGCGACACGATCAACCTTGGCGGCATGGGAATACTGACAACCATGCTTCTTGGTATAGCCGCAGTCTCCGCCACAGCTAGGACATTGTTTGCTCATGGGATAATCCTCAATGGTGGCGTCCTGTCCCGCCTAACCGCATAGCGACTCGACAGCACTCGATACCCGTCCTCAAACTCGATCAGCGCAGAATTCATGCGCCCCGTTTTGACGATCCGGCACAACTGGCCGAAACGCTCGGGTAGATATTTCCGCCAGTACCAGCGGTGGGTCATTACGCTGCTCTCCTGATAGCCATTTCACTAGTCATGCTGTTACCTCGACAAGCGCTCGAATAGGGAGCGCCGGATTCTTGCATCTCGTCGTTTCCCCGGACAGTGATTTTATCGTCCCCATCTGACCGTTAGGCAGTCTGACGGAATCGCCGATCTTGGCGTTCACGCTGACGCAGTTTTGGCCCTCGGCGCCGGTCATCGAATCGCTTGCCCTGTCGATCACGCTTCCGGGAATGAAGAAGAAAAAGCAGCCTTGCAAGAGCAGCAGAGGAACTGCGGAACAGAGCATTTTTATGGCCCTCGTAGTTTTCATAGTTTAGTCTCCAATGCGGTTACAGCGACCGCTAGCGCGCTCCAAATGTGCGACTTGACGCCCCAGAGCGGCCCGGGCGATTTCTTCGTCCCTACCGGCCCTAGCTTATCGATCAGGGCTTGGCGAATGTTCGCGTCCTTGGCCTTCATACTCCCGCTCCTTCCTTGGCAAGTTCGGCATCAATGGTGGCGTCCATTACGGCATTCAGTTGCAGCGCCATAACGCACCTGAGTTCTTCTGAATACAGTTCATCACGAAGCCACCGATACCGCGCCGCGTCCTTCTCTGCTGCTTCTAGGCGAGCGCGGAGGGTGGAGATTTCGCAGTACGGGCATAGCCCCCTGGGGTAGTTGTACAAGCCGCCTTTGCATCCGTTGCATTTCTCGCTCACGATTTTCCCTCCTCAAGTTCCTTGATGGCGGCGAGTGCTTCTATTGCCCAATCTTTTATCCATTCTGATTTATGTGAGTGGTTGACAATGTCGCCTAACGTGCTGCGAACAGACTCCAGCACTTCCTGCTGGCGGGAGAGTTGTTCTGCCTTGTCTGCAACATCCCTAAGCAACGCAAAGTTCTTTTCTTTTACGCTGACGAGTTGGGCGGTGAGGTCGTCTCTTTCCTCCATAGCACGTTCCCACTTAATTGTCATGGTGCACAGAGCGGCTTCGAGTTCCGCGCAGCGGGGGCAACTTTCCGGAATGCAATGCCCGCCAGGATAAGCCGCTTCGTTCTCCGGTTGCTCCGGCAGCGCGGCGGCGCTTTCAAGGCCGGTGTGAATCGTCGCCTTGTTCTCGTTTCCGATCTTGGTCATATCATTCTCCTATCCATTCCCAGTGTACATGTCCTTCAATCCAGACTTTTCTGACAAGCTCACGTTTTATCAGTGTGTCATGCATCGCATTATTGATGCATCCGTGCGTCTTGCCTGTCAGTTGTATCAAGTCAGGCATGCTCATCGGGCCTTTATCTCGCATGACAGGGCCAAAGAATGCAGAACTCTTTTCTTTGCTGCCGCCTCGGCCTTTGTGATGTTCGATATGCTGCATTGCGCTTATCGCTTCTTGCAGTTGCTCAATAAACGAAAATGTCGGACAGATCATATCTGCCGCCTTCCACAGAACGTGAAGACGCGCCCTGCTTTTACTTTCGCCTTGATTTCTTTGGCAGTCGATACGCACTCTTCAGGTTTCACGTCGACGCTATAGCTGTGAACTTTGAACGTCGCCATTGAAAAGTAAATCACGGTCAGCGTCGTGAGCATCATCATCTCCTATCCAAGAAGCGATTGATCTCGATCAACTGTGAGAGCAAATCTTCACGTATTCGCAACTGCGCCGAGAACTGCGGAATGGTACCCTTCTTTCGCATCTCATTATTTGCAGCCATCAGTTGAGTATTGAGAAGGAATCGTTCTACCCTGAGCATGCGCATCGCAACCCAGTGTAAGAACCTACAGAATTGTCTCATCGGGCCTCTCCTCGGTCGGTGTGCGTTCTTCGACAATGTGTTCCCAACGCAACTCGTCTTGCCATTCTTTTTCTTCTTGCAATACTTCGTTTTCAGGCGTTGCAGGCTCGACTGACGGCTCTTTGCGAGAGCAATACTGTGCATAGA